GGCGAGTCTGGTAGAACTTTATCTAATAAACAATTAGAAATGTTATCTAACAGAAATATACGAGAAATTCTTGGAGAAAGTGGCAAAACCATATCTAACATTGATAGAGACGAAATATCTAAAATACTAGACTCTATATCCATATAGCCTGCCATGGCTGCAAGAAAGGAAATACTTTCAGACCTAAGCAGCAAGATAGCTGATGGTAATATTAGTGATGCCTATCGTACTTTTGAACAACTACCCGTTGTAGACCAAATAGCTGTAAGCATATCTCCTGGCGTTGGTGATGCTTTAGCAGCTTATGAAGTGGGTGAGTTTGGTCGTAGAGCCAAAACCAACGTACAAGACAAAGATTATCTAGGTGCTGCAGGTAACAGAGGTTTACAAATCCTATCAGGTATTAGCTTAATACCATTATTTAGATTCCTTAGAGGTGCAAGAGGTGTAACAAAAACTGCTACAAAAGCAGTGGACGCTCCAAAAACTCTCAAACCCCCTGTTGAAGAGCCGTTACCGCCTGCACCGCCTAAGGAGCCAAAGGCAAAACTACCCAAAGTCGATCCTTTTGAACCTAAAGGCATCAAAGAGATAAGCTATAAAGCAGGAGATTTTGAACTTGGATCAAAAGCTAGGAAGTGGGTCAACGGCATTGAGCAACCAAATATAACAACCTTAGGTAAAAAAGTACAAAAACTACCTGCAGAGCAATGGGTACAAAGACTACAAAACGCTGGGGTGCCAAAAGGTGAACTAAGACTTTTAAATATTTTAGATGAGTCCAACTCAATACACCCTAAATTGATAATGTCTGCTGATGCAAAAAAATCTTTATCAAGAAAAAGCCTTGATGATTACATAGCTAGATCCCAACGTGATGCTATACAGGTTCGTAGTACACCAAAAGCTATTCTTGAATCAGAAAGTTATAGACCAGGTACTATAGATCCAGCTACACAAGGACAATTTAATTATTTTGTTAAAGGTTCTGGTGAATATAGAAAATTTCCACACCATAACCAATCTTTAAAATACCCTGATGGCTTTTCTGGTGATAATGCTTATGTTTTTGATGGTACTGGTAAAGGAAGTGTAGGCTATGAGCTTGAAAGATTAAGAAATTCTTTATCGCCCAATGATTTCAAAACTATTTCAAAAGGTTTAAAAGAACTAGACATTAATCCAACAAATCAATACATTCCTGCTGGAAAAAACATTTTTAGAATGCAATCTGACTTTCAAGAAGAGGTTTCTAAAAAAATTAGAAAACCACAAATAGATCAAATGATTTCAGCAAAATCTAATTTTGACTCTGTTGTAAAAATACCTCGTGTTTATCAAGAAGCTAATAAATCTATAAAAGATGCTATTTCAGTAGGGCCAGATGCAAGAATTGCTGGTACACAAAGAACTGAATTAATGAATAATTTAAAACCAGAGTTTGTAGATGCTTTACGTGCTAATGACGAACAAGCCATGCGTAAAATACTAGGAGATGATTTATACAAGACATTTACTGATACTGAGTTTGGCACAAGAGTATCTGGTAAATACTTTGCACCAGTTGATGAATTAAGTTCACAAGGTCCTGCAATATCTTTTAATAAGTTTATATATGATTTAATTCGTTCAAATCCAAATGCAAATCTATCACAAATTAAAGAATTTACTCAGACAAGAAATAAAATAGGTGGCGAAGCTTTAAAATATATAAAGGATAATTTCTTAGATGCAGACTTTGACGGTGTTGTAAAAGAAATATTTAAACGTACTAAAAACCTTGAACAGATAAAACAAAAAATATTTAAAGGTAAACCTACTGGATTTGTAAAACCAGAACAACAAAAAGAACTAATTAAACGTTTAAAAAATTACAACAAAGAAGTTGACGCAGTAAACGATCTTATAGCTAGCGGTGCTGATGTTGACGTAGATAGAATAATTGGATCTCTAAATAGAGATGTTACAGACTTAGGTATTGATAGTTTATCTATTTCTCCTAGAGAATTAGAGCGTATAACAGGTAAACCTTTTACAGACTCTTTAGATTTATCAAAAAATGATATATTTAATTTAACAGATAGAGCAGGTAAGAGGGTTTACAAAGACATAGATTTTGATGATTCAAATGCTCTTTATAAAGCTTACTTCGATGACATAGCTGATCAAGGTAAAACATTTTTTAATGCAGCCGATGGTGTTAAGGTACTAAAAAAAGCTGTTGGTATTAATCAATCACAACATGGCATGAAGATAGATCCATATTTTGATCATGGTAATTCAAAATACTTTAAATTGCCTGTTAGAGCAAACATTTTAGACTCTGCAAACAAAGGTGATGAATATTTATTTATAGGAAATCAACAAGCTGTAGTAGAAGGTTTCGATACAGATATTGTAAAAACATACAAAAGTGCACAAAATGAAATAAAAAAAGTGCTCAAAGAGCTAGGTGTTGGCGAAGAAGGTGTTGTTAAAACAATTAAGGGTACTGGAACAGCATTTGATGGAACTTATCTTAAATTTACAGATGAGCTAAAAAAAGCCATAGAAGAACAAGGCGTTAACGCATTTAAAGATGGTGGTGCTGTTGGTGATGATGACCTACCTGACGTAGGTTCTATAGAACCATTATCTTTAATAGATACAAATAATAATTTTAATATAGGTAAAATGGGTGCAGGTCTTGCACTATCTCAATTTTTACCCACCTCTACAGCTTTTGATTTAGCAAATAAAATAAATTTAACACCAGCTCAATCTGCTTATGCTTCAAGTATGTTTGCACCTGGTTCAAGTAGTTTAGATGCTGCTGGACAGTTTCCATCTTTTCCTGGTAGAGATGTGCCTTTGGAGCAAGCATTTGCTGGCGAACCTATGCCAAGCATAAAAGAAAATATAGCAGCAGGCGGTATAGATAGGTATTTGTTTGCACCATTACAAGGGTTGGGTGTTTTAGGAGATGCAGCTTATGGCATACCTGTAGCAGGACCACTTATTGCTAGCGGTCTTAAAACTCCTGTTGTAGCAGCTAGCATATTATCTGGAATAGCTAAAGCTGGTAAATCAAAAAAATCTTTGCCAAAATCTAAAAGAGTAGCACCTGGTCTTTATGAATATAGAGGTTTTGCTATTGAAGATGTAGGAACAAATTATGGATTACCTCGTAGAGAATGGTCTTTTGGTAAATTAGAAGAAGGTATGTCTGCAAAAGATGCAAGTTTTGAAACTGGTTTTTATCAAGATAGTACAAATTCTTTAAAAGAAGCAAAAGAATTTATTGACAGAGTATATTTTGGAGAAAAAAAGAGTTTAGCTACTGGTGGACCTGTAGATATTGATAAAATGTTAGCTGAGTTATGAACCTAGCACATTTATCTGATCAAGAAATAAAAGAAACCCTAGTTCTCAAAGAACGCCTTGAATTATTAAAAAATCAAAAGAAATGCCAAGATAGCTTCCTTAACTACGTAGAATATATGTGGCCTGAGTTTATTTGTGGCCGACATCATAAAATCTTTGCACAAAAGCTAGAAGACGTTGCAAATGGCAAAATTAACCGATTAATCGTCAATATGCCACCTAGACACACTAAATCAGAGTTTTGTTCTACCTATTTCCCTGCTTGGATCATGGGTAAGCAACCAAATCGTAAGATTATGCAAACTACTCACACAGGCGAACTGGCAGTACGATTTGGTCGTAAAGTAAGAAACATGATGGATACTGATGAATACAAGCGTATTTTTGACAAAGTAGAGCTACAAGCTGATTCAAAGTCAGCAGGTAGGTGGGAAACTAACAAAGGTGGTGAATACTTTGCAGCAGGCGTAGGAGGAGCTATAACGGGCCGTGGTGCAGACTTATTGATTATTGATGATCCACACTCAGAACAAGATGCATTAAGCCCTAGTGCCTTAGAATCTTGCTGGGAATGGTACACATCTGGACCAAGACAGCGTTTACAGCCTGGTGGAGCCATTATTTTGGTTATGACTAGATGGAGTTCTATAGATTTAACTGCAAAGCTGTTAGACGCACAAAAAGAAGATGCAGCCGATCAATGGGAGGTAGTAGAGTTTCCTGCTATTTTCCCTGAAACTAATAACGCTTTATGGCCTGAATTTTGGGCTATAGATGAATTAAATAAAGTAAAGGCTTCACTGCCTGTTCAAAAATGGAATGCTCAGTGGATGCAGACACCTACTTCCGAAGAAGGATCTATTATTAAACGTGAATGGTGGAATGTATGGGAAGGAGATTCTCTGCCACCTGTAAGTTATATTATACAAAGTTATGATACTGCGTTTAGTAAAAAAGAAAACGCTGACTATTCTGCTATTTCAACATGGGGTGTATTTAGGCCAACACCTGATTCACCCGACTGTATTATTTTACTAGATGCACAAAAAGGTAGATGGGACTTTCCAGAGTTAAAACGGATAGCTTACAACGAATATAAGTATTGGGAACCAGATATGACGTTGATTGAAGCAAAGGCATCAGGTACGCCACTTACGCATGAATTACGTAGATTAGGTATACCTGTTGTTAATTATTCACCTACAAGAGGGCATGATAAGTCAACTAGGATGCACTCAGTTGCACCTATTTTTGAATCTGAACTTGTTTATGCACCAGAAAGAAAGTTTGCAGAAGAAATGATAGAAGAATGTGCTGCGTTTCCTTTTGGAAAAAATGACGATTTATGTGATACTATGACTCAAGCTCTCATGCGATTTAGAGAGGGCGGCTTAGTTTCACTTGATGATGATTATTCAGATCAAGAAAAAGCACCAGTTAGAAGGGTATATTATTAATGACGGTAGAAAATGTTGCAAAAGATAGTAGATATGATATTAATAAAAAATTTTTGCAAAACTTTCATAACAAAGTTTTAGGTGAAAACAAGATTTTTAAAAATGAAAAAGGCGAAAGAATGACTATGCTAACAAGCACAGTTGGTACTGGAGAAAATACTCATTATATTTTACCCGCTCTAGACTCTAAAACAGGTAAAGAATTAAGCAGTAATGAAATATTAAAAAAATACAAGTCTGCAATAGAATCTGGTTTAGTAAAATCTTACAATACCTATGAAGAGGCTGAAAAAGAAAGAAGCAAAATGCGTAAAGAAATATTAGGTATTAAATAATATGGCAATAGAAAAAGAAATTAACCCAACCGTACTTAACGAAGAAAACCAAGTAGCCCTAGGAGATGAGGGTATGGAAATAGCACTTGCTGCTATTGAAGAAGCTGGCATGGAAGATTTTGTAATGCAAGAAGATGGCAGTGCAATATTAGAATCTAGTATGCAAGAACAAATAAATACAGGTTTTGATGAAAATTTAGCTGAATCTATGGATGATAGTGATTTAGGTAAAATTGCTAACGAGCTTGTAGATGGGATAGAAAAAGATAAATCATCCAGAGAAGATTGGGAACGTACTTATACTGATGGCCTTAAATATTTAGGCATGAAGTTTGATGATGAAAGGTCTGAACCTTTTGAAGGTGCGTCTGGAGTTATTCATCCGTTATTAGGTGAAGCCGTTACTTCTTTTCAAGCACAAGCTTACAAAGAGCTATTACCTTCTGGTGGCCCTGTTAAAACTCAAGTTATTGGTTCTTACGATAGTGCTGTAGAAGAACAAGCTCAAAGAGTTAAAGAGTTTATGAACTATCAGATTACTCATGTAATGGAAGAGTTTGATGAAGAACTAGATCAAATGTTGTTTTATTTACCGCTTGCAGGTTCTGCATTTAAGAAAGTTTATTACGATGAAAATTTAGGCAGAGCTGTTTCTAAATTTGTTGCACCAGAAGATTTAATCGTACCTTACTTCACTACAGATTTAGAAACTTGTCCTAGAATTACTAATGTAATTAAAATGCCTGAGAATGAAGTAAGAAAATTACAAGCTCTGGGTTTTTATCGTAAGATTGAAATAGATACTGGTGAAGAGGGATCAAACTACTCAGAAGCAAAAGAAGAAATAAACAAATTGTCAGGTATGGAGCCTTCATATGATGATGGTGAGGTTTCAATATTATATGAAGTGCATTGTAATTTACAAATAGATGGATTTGAAGATGTAGATGAAAATGGCGAAATAACAGAGGTTAAATTGCCGTATATAGTAACTATAGACTCAAATTCTAATGAAATATTATCTATACGTAGAAACTATCAAGAACAAGATCCTTTAAAAAATAAAATAGAATACTTTGTTCACTTTAAATTCTTACCTGGATTAGGATTCTATGGATTTGGCTTAACTCATATGATAGGTGGCTTATCTAAAGCATCTACTTCAATTTTAAGACAGTTAATAGACGCTGGTACTCTTGCTAACTTACCTGCTGGATTTAAAACTAGAGGTATTAGAATCAGAGATGAAGATACTCCAATTCAACCTGGAGAATTTAGAGATGTTGATGCTCCTGGTGGATCATTAAGAGAATCTATCCAACCATTACCTTTTAAAGAGCCTAGTGGCACATTGTTAAATTTACTAGGTATATTAGTAGATGGTGGTAAAAAGTTTGCATCTATTGCTGAAATTAACACAGGTAAAGGTAACCCTAATGCACCTGTAGGCACTACATTAGCTTTGCTTGAAAGATCTACTAAAGTTTTATCAGCTATTCATAAAAGATTACATAATTCACAAAGAAAAGAATTTAAGTTATTAGCTCAAGTATTTAAAGAATATTTACCACCTGAATATCCCTATGCAATAGCTGGTGGCAACTCACAAATTAAACTAACAGACTTTGATGAAAGAGTTGATATATTCCCAATCTCTAACCCAGACATATTTAGTCAATCGCAACGTATCGCTATGGCACAAGAAATGATGTCATTAGTGCAATCTAATCCTGATGTGCATGGCCCTACTGGTATATATGAATCTTACAAAAGAATGTACTCAGCTATTGGTGTTGATAATATTGAACAAATACTTACTCCGCCACCACCTACAGAACCTAGTCCTTTAGAAGCAGGTTTTGAAAATAATAAATTATTGTTAGGACAACAAGCTCAAGCATTTGGCCAACAGAATCATGATGCTCATATAGCAACACATATGGCTTTATTACAGACACCACCTGTGCAAATGAACGCACAAGTACAAGCTTTAATACATTCACATATCATGCAACATTTACAAATGAAAGCAGATAGTTTAGCTGAACAGCAAATGCCACCAGAGGTGATGCAACAATTTCAACAGCTACAGCAACAAGCACAACAGGCAAGTCCAGCAGAAGCACAACAGATGGCACAACAAGCAGGAGATATATTGGCTCAGTTTTCTGCACCGATTATGGCAGAGCTTATTACTCAATATAGTCAACAAGTTGCAGATCCAAGTGATGAAGATCCATTGGTATCAATTAGAAAACAAGAACTTGCACTTAAAGGTCAAGAGTTATCTATGGAACAACAACAGTTTTTACAAGAAGAGCAACGTAAGGCAATGGATGCTCAAAGAAGAATTAACGTAGATAAAGAAAGAATAGAATCTATGGAAGATATAGCTGAATTACGTGATGAAACTGCAAGAGCAAGACTTGAGCAACAAGCACGTTTTAAAATGTTAGATCTGCAAAACAAAAATTAATACTTGCAAAATTAAAAATGACACAACATAATACAGCATATGTATAAAAGAACAGAAATAAGTCAACAGAAAACACCAAAAGTGCTTAAAAATAAAAATAGCTATGGTAAGAAAGGCAGTGTGTCTTTAAAAACTAAAGCTGGTACTTTTTCCAAAGACACAAAAGCTAAGCCTGGTATGGGTAAAGGTAAGTGTAGAGGTATGGGTGCTGCCGAGTTCGGTGGCAAGTTTTCAGGCATTTATTAATGTCATCAATTTGGCTTGCTGAAAAGTTTTTAAAAGAACTTGAAGGCAGAAGAGAAGACACTAAAGACGCTATGTTGTCAGGGTGTAAAGACTTCTCTCAGTACGAATATTTGCGTGGGCGGTACAGTTCTCTCGCTGACGCAGAAAATATTTTTAGAGAGCTGCTAGGAAAAATACAAGAAGATGACAAAGATACAAGTCCCTGATCATGTAGCAAAGTCCATAGAATCTGACTTAAAAAAACAAAAAACAGTAGAAACTCCAACTCAAGATGGTGGATCAGAATCAACACAAGAAAACCCTGCATACGTAAAAGAATCTGCACGGGTACTAGATCCAACCCTTTTAGACAAATCAATTTTAGAGAGAATGCCTCAACCTACAGGTTGGAGGATACTTATTCTTCCTTACAAAGGAAAAACAGTAACTGATGGTGGAATACACCTAGTACAATCACAAGTTGATAGAGAATCTCTAGCAACCGTTGTGGGGTACGTAGTTAAAATGGGTCCTGATTGCTATAAAGACGCAAGTAAATTTGCAGAACCATGGTGTCAGGAAAAACAATGGGTATTGATAGGCAGGTATGCTGGAGCTCGCTTTAAACTTGGAGATGAGTCTGAATGCAGAATCATTAACGATGATGAAGTAATAGCTACTATACTAGATCCTGATGATATCCTTGCAGTATAAGGAGAAAAAATGGCTGAAGAAAATGTAAAGGCAGTAGAAGAAACAGAAGTAGAAGAGGGAGAAATTGTTGAACTAGAGCCTGTAGAAGAAGAAAAACCTAAAACAGAAATTCCTATGGAGTCTGAAGATAAAGAAGCAGAGGAACAAATAGAAGATGTTTCTGATACTCCAGAAGAAAAAAAAGAAGAAGAACTTGAAGATTATTCTAAAAACGTACAAAAAAGAATAAATAATCTTACAAGAAAGCTTAGAGAAGCAGAAAGAGGACAAGAATCTGCTTATGAGTATGCAAAAAGAACTGCTGCTGAAAACCAACATTTAAAAGCAAAAAGTTCTAACTTAGATAGATCTTATCTAATGGAAGCAGAAAATAGATTAAAATCACAAAAACAACAAGCTATGTCTGCTTTAAAATCTGCACATGAAGTGCAAGATTATGAAAAAGTAGCAAAAGCACAAGATGTTTTAGCTAAGATAGCCGTAGAAGAAAATAAAGTAAATACTTCTAAAATGGCTTTACAACAACCTGTGCAAGAGCAACCAGTTAATATAAATGGCCAACAACCAGCACCTCAATACCAGGCTCCTCCTAAACTTGATGAAAAACAAGAAAAATGGGTAGAAAACAACGCTTGGTTTGGTGAAGATGAAATTATGACTCTTGCAGCTTTTTCAATAGATCAAAAGTTAGTACAAGAAGGCTTTGACCCAAAGACTGATGACTACTACAATGAAGTTGATAAAAGATTACGAAAAGAGTTTCCGCACAAGTTTGAAGAGTCTTCTGCTAAATCGAAGCCTCAACAAAAGGTGGCTTCGGCAGGCAGAGTAGCTGGTAATACTAGCTCAAAAAGACAAGTTAAGTTGTCGCCAGCAGAAGTTCAAATGGCAAAAAGATTAAACGTACCCTTAACAGAGTACGCAAAATATGTTAAAAGGTAATAGTTATGACAGAAAAAGATAACAAAGATTTAAACAGAACACCACGTTCTGCCGACACTCGAGCTAAAAAAGAAGCTCGCAAACCATGGAGCCCACCATCTACGTTGGATACTCCTCCTGCACCTGAAGGTTATACTTACAGGTGGATTAGAGCCGAAATTGTAGGCCAAGAAGATCGTAAGAATATAACTTCAAGATTGAGCGAAGGTTTTGACCTAGTAAGATCTGATGAGTTGCATGATTCTGACCAAGATCGTTTTGATACCATACAACAAGGCAAACATTCAGGAGTTGTTGCACGGGGTGGTTTGCTATTGGCTAAGATTCCTAATGAAACACGTGAAGAGAGAAACTCCTATTTCGCAAAACGTGCTCAAACTCAGCAAGATGCTGTAGATAACGATATGATGAAGGAATCAGATCCAAGTTCTCCGATGTTAAAACCTCAGAGATCAAGCAAAGTAACTTTTGGCGGTGGTCAACGTAGTTGATCGCTAAACTTTAAATAACAAATATAAGGTGACTTATTATGGCTAACAAGAATGCCCCTTTCGGAGCACGTGTTGTAGGTAAATTAGGTTCTGGAGTCCAAAATGGTGGAACTACAGAATACGCAATTGCCTCAGGTGCTTCTGGGAATATTTTTTCTGGCGATTTAGTAAAAATGACCAACGCAGGTACTATCTTAGTTGCTGCTGCTGGTGATGAGTCTATCGGTGTATTTAGAGGTTGTACTTATACAAACTCTTCTGGTGAAACTATTTTTAGTTCTTACTTTCCCGATGGAACTGTATCGTCTGATATTAAAGCATTTGTAATAGATGACCCTGATGCTGTATTTGAAATTCAAAGTGCAGGTTCTCCAGCTCAAACTGATGTCGGTTTGAACGCAGATATTTCCTATACTGCTGGCTCTGTGAAAACAGGGATGTCAGCTTTAGAACTATCTGGAACAACAGCAGCTACAACTGCTACGTTCAGAATTATGGGCTTTTCAAGCGACCCAAATAACAGTACAACAGGTTCAGCTAACGTGAATGTGATTGTTAAATTTAATGAGCATTTCTATGTCGATCCAACAGGAGTATAAATAATGGCAATTAACAGATCGCAACTAGCGAAAGAATTAGAGCCAGGTTTAAACGCCTTGTTCGGTATGGAATACTCAAGATACGAAGCTCAACATACAGAGATTTTTGAAACAGAATCTTCTGATAGAGCGTTTGAAGAAGAAACTCTAATTGTAGGGTTTGGTAATGCAGAAGTAAAAGCTGAAGGTAGTGGTGTCAGATTTGATACAGCTAACGAAGGTTATACTTCACGTTATACCCACGAAACAGTGGCTTTAGCATTCGCACTAACTGAAGAAGCAGTTGAGGATAATCTGTATGATAGACTCGGCTCAAGATACACCAAAGCACTAGCAAGATCTATGGCTAACACTAAGCAAATCAAAGCTGCTGCTGTATTGAACAATGCGTTCTCTACAACAGGCGGAGATGGCAAAGTGCTTGTCGCTACAGATCATCCACTAGGCGGAGGTGGTTCACTAGCAAACAGGGCTACCACTATGGCGGACCTTAATGAAACTTCACTTGAAGACGCGTTGATTAATATCTCTACATTTACGGATGATAAAGGTCTTAACATTGCGTTAAAAGGAATGAAGCTCATTATTCCACCACAATTAGTATTTGTTGCTGACAGACTCTTACAATCTCCAGGGAGAGTAGGAACATCTGACAATGACATTAATGCTATTAAAAATACTGGTATGCTACCTGATAGCTATGTCGTAAATAACTATCTAACAGATACAGATGCTTGGTTTATTAAAACTGACTGTCCTGATGGATTTAAGTATTTTGAAAGATCACCAATGACAACTTCATTGGAAGGTGATTTCGATACTGGCAATATGCGATATAAAGCTAGAGAGCGTTATAGCTTTGGATATTCTAACTTTAGAGCCGTTTACGGTTCTCAAGGAGCTTAAGGAACGATTTATTGTAGCGTTTCTCACTCAACTACAATTTCTAGGGAGCTTCGGCTCCCTTTTTTTTGTTGATTACTTTCATTTCTAGGTGTAAACTCAAGATAGTTTTAAATTAATTAGCTTAATGAGGATCAATTCGATTTCCATTAATACAAGTAAAGGAGTTCATAATGGCTAATCCACATTTTCAAAACTTAATATTATGGGCAGGTAATACTGTTGCTACGGAGCACAAGAAAAACCAACCCATGTTCGTTCCATATCCATCAGATCAAACGTACTATATGTACCATAATGATTTTTTCACTTATAACTCTGGTGATTGGACTATAACAACTACTGAGGCTGGTACTGGTAGTGCAACTGAAGCTGTTACTTCTTCAGCAGGTGGAGCTTTATTGCTTACTAATGCTGCTGGAGATAACGATTTAGACTTTTTGCAATTAAAAGGCGAAGGTTTTAAATTGAGCACAAGCAAAAATGCATACTTTTCTGCTAGGTTTAAAGTAAATGATGTAGACCAATCTGACTTTGTTATGGGTCTTGGTATAACAGATACAACACCTCTTGATACCACAGATGGTGTGTTCTTTATTTCAGCAGATGGTGATGCAGGGTTAGATTTCTTAGTTGAGAAAGATAACAGTGCTACTACTACAGAAGATGTAGCAACTATGGCAGATGATACTTTTATCACAACCACTTGGTTTATAGATTCAAATGCTTCAAAAGTATATTATTCAATCAATAATGCTGATCCAGTAGGAGTTGCAATTACCAACTTACCTGATGATGAAGAATTAACTGTATCATTTGGTATCCAAAATGGTGAAGCATCAGCTCAAACTATGACTATTGACTACGTTGTAGCAGCAGTTGAAAGATAAGGAGTAAATTATGGCAGATGCAGTAACTTCTCAAACCATTCAAGATGGCGAAAAGACTGCTATTATGAAATTTACCAATGTGTCAGATGGCACAGGTGAATCGGCTGTAAAAAAAGTAGACGTTTCTGCACTAACTACAAATAGTGCAGGAGAGTCTTGTACTTCAGTTTCAGTCGCTAGAATATATTGGGCTACTAGAGGTATGGGTGTAAATTTAGAATTTGATGCTACTTCTAATGTGTTATTAACTGGTTTACCATCAGATAGCACAGGTGATGAGTATTATGATTTATTTACAGGCATACCAAATAATGCAGGAAGTGGAGTTACTGGTGACATTGACTTGACTACTGTTGGACATTCTAGTGGTGATACATATTCAATCATTTTAGTTCTTAATAAAAATTATTAATGTTTAGCATTGGATTGAGAAATATTTAAAAATAACTATAGCGAGAGTGTATATTTTCGCTATAGTTTTTAGTTTAAGGAGAAAAGAATGGCAAATTCAAAAAAAGACAAGCACATGGAAGCAAAACAAAAAGCCAGGTTAGCAGCCAAGGTTAGGCCAGATGAGCCTGTTAAAGAAGATCGTATTTATCTAAATATGCCTAAGAAAAAATCATCAACTAACAAAACAGTTAAAAAAACACCTGCCAAGAGAGGTAGGCCAAAGAAATCTAATAAAAAGTAAGGAGAATCTTATGCCAAAAGTAGGTAATAAGCATTATGATTACACCCCTAAAGGTATAGCAATGGCAAAAAATGCTGCTAAAAAGAAAGGTGTAAAATTAAAATATGGTAGTGGTGGTTCTGTTATTTCTGGAAATTGTAATAAAAGACGAAGCTCTTATAAATAAAAATGGCATTATCAGGTAGTACAGATTTTGAACCCAACGTAACAGAGTTTATTGAAGAAGCGTATGAAAGATGTGGAGCTGAACTAAGAACAGGTTATGATCTAAAAACAGCAATACGTAGCGTAAATTTAATGCTTGCAGAATGGGCTAACAGAGGTTTAAACCAATGGACCATAGAACAAGCTACACAAACTGTTACAGAAGGCACTTCAAGTTATTCTTTAAATGCTAATGTAATAGATGTTTTAGATGTGGTTGTAAGAAGAACAGTAAATCAAACACAAACAGATATAAGCATGAATCGTATCAGCAGAAGTGAATATCTAAATATTCCTAATAAAACTACAAAAGCAAGACCTTCTCAATTCTTTTTTGATAAATTAAGTACACCAGCACTAAAAGTGTGGCCTGCACCAGAAAACAGCACAGATATTTTAGTTTTTAATAAACTTGTACGTATGGATGATGCAGATAAAGCGACTAATACTATGGATATGCCTTTTAGGTTTTACCCTTGTTTTGTAGCTGGTTTAGCTTATTACTTATCATTAAAGAAAAACCCACAATTAACACCACAGTTAAAAGCTTTGTATGAAGAAGAGTTCCGTAGAGCTGCTGACCAAGATGAGGATAGAGCTTCATTTAGAATTAGACCTAATATAAGGATGAATTAATGGCATATGCACTTGGTAAATTTGCTAAAGCTTTATGTGATAGATGTGGGTTTGAATACAAATTAAACGAACTAAAAGAAGAATGGAATGGTCTGAAAACCTGTCCAGATTGCTACGAGCCAAAACATCCACAATTAGAACCATTAACTGCTACAGCAGATCCAGAAGCTTTATATAAACCAAGACCAAACAATGATGAAGAAGAGGGAGAAGGTTTTGTTGTTGTTGTGCAGTCAAATAACTTTAAACCAGATTTTTTAAATCCATCTACTTTACCAACCAACTTTACAGTTGAGAAGATGACAGGTGGTGTTGGCGAGGTTACAATAGTTATATCATGACATTAGCAGAACTTAAAACATTAATACAAAACTATGTAGAAAACTCTGAAACTACATTTGTTAATACTTTAGATGATTTTATTAAAAATGCAGAAGAAAGAATATTTGAGCTAATACAATTTGATTATTTTAGAAAAAATGTAACTGGTACTCTTACTACTGGTAATACATATTTAACAGCACCTACAGACTTTCAAATGTCTTTTTCTTTGGCAATTATAGATGGTAATGGCGATTACCATTATTTAGATAAGAAACATACTACATTTATGCGTGAATATGCAGTAGATCCTACAGCTACAAGCGAAAGAAGCAGGCCTTTATATTATGCAGATTTTGATAAAGAATTATCTACAGCCTCTAATAATGGGTCTACATTAATTGTAAGCCCTGTACCAGATGCTGATTATAGTGTTGAACTACACTATTTATTTAAACCAAATTCATTAGTTACAGACACAACTGGCACTTGGGTTTCTCAAAATGCTAGAAATGCATTACTATATGGATCATTAGTAGAAGCTAATATATTTTTAAAGGGTGAAAGCGATATGCAACAGCAATACGAGCAACGCTTTTTACTTGAAATAACAAGGCTTAAAAACCTTGCAGAAGCTCGCGGAAGGAGAGATGAATACCGTTATGATTCTTTGAGGTCAACGGTATCGTAAAAAATACATGGAAAAAATTGAAAGTCTAAAGGGCAAATCAGTAGCTATAGTCGGTCTTGGTAAAAGCTGGTTTGATTACAATCTAGCAAAATCACACGGAGTTCACTTTGATGAGGTGTGGGCAATAAATGGTGTGGCATCAGTTATTTACCACGATAGAGTATTTATGATGGATCCTGCATCTAGGTTCTTAGATACAGAAGATGCTGGTGGTCAAACTGAAAGCATGGCTAAAATGTTACAAGAGCATGAAGGTCCCATCTATACGTGTGAATTAGATGATAGATGTCCTGGTTTAGTTGAATATCCAGTAGAAGAGGTGATTCAAGACCTAAACTGTTATTACTTAAATAATACGGTTGCTTACGCAATAGCTTTTGCGTTATGGAATGAAGTATCAGTTTTAAAAATGTTTGGGGTAGATTTTTCATACAAAGGTAACTTACATTTTGCAGAAGCAGGAAGAGGTTGTACTGAGTTTTGGTTAAGTAAATGTATATCAGCAGGTATGCAAGTAGAAGTAGCACACACATCTGGCTTACTTGATACAGACGTACCAGCAGAACAAAAACTATACGGTTATCATAGATTAGCTAATCCTTTGGTGGTAATGGCGGATGAAAATGGTCTAAAAGTTGAAAAGATTAATAATCTTGAAATTACTAGAAAAACACAAGAACCTATATTAATAGATCGTAATGATTCACACCTAAAACCACCAGAGCCAAACAAATGGTAGATTCTATTACACCAGCAGGTATGCCTGGATTAGGGGTCATAGAGGCAAAAACATCTAATTATGGTGGTCATCCTCCAGAGTTTTGGGCAGAGAGATTAACAGAAAAAATAGTAAGTACAAGTGATAGTGAAGATCCATATATCAAAGAACAGGCAAGAGCATACAGAGATATGATTTACAAGGTTTGTTTGATTTATATAAAAAATGCGTTAAAATCTTATAAAGCAACTTTGATACAGGATTTATCTGGTCAAGGAAGTGAAGATATAGCAAAAATAATTAAAGGTATTTAATATGGCCATTACATCAACATTAACTACAAGTTTTAAAACAGAACTATTAACAGCAACGCACAATTTTGCAACAAATGGTAATGCTTTTAAACTTGCTCTCTATACAAGTTCTGCCACCATGGGAGCGACTACAACTGCTTATTCAACTTCACAAGAAGTAAGTGGTACTAACTACACAGCAGGAGGAGCCGCATTAACTAAAGTAGCACCAACAAGCGGTGGTACTACTGGTTTTACTGATTTTGCGGATTTAACTTTTGGTACAGCTACGGTAACTGCAAGAGGTTGTTTGATTTATAACGACACTAATAGTGATAAATCAGTAGCTACAATAGACTTTGGTGGCGATAAGACATCAACAGCAGGTGACTTTACCATAGTTTTTCCAGCAGCAGCAGCAAGTACAGCTATAATCAGAATAGCTTAAGGCTAGCCAAAAATGGCTAATATAACTGGTTGGGGTAGAGGAACTTGGGGTTCTGATACTTGGGGTGAACCAAATCCAGTTACTCTTACAGGTTTAGCAGCTACAAGTGCCTTAGGCACTGTTTCTATTGTAGCTGAAGCTAATGTAATCCCAGCAGGACAATCAGCAACTGGATCAGTAGGAACTCCTACTTTTGATTGTGAAGCTAACTTAACTCTTACAGGTCAATCAGCTACATCTGCTCTTGGCACAGCTACGGTTGTAGCAAAAGCTAACATAACACCATCCTCTCAAGTTGGTACAAGTGCTTTAGGCACCGTATCTACAGTTGCTAAAGCAAACATCGTACCAACAGGACAATCTGCAACATCAGCCATTGGGGGTGTGGGTGTAAATGGTGATGCTGTTGCTAATGCACCAGGAGCTGTAGGGTCTGTCGGTAGTGTTGGTGTAGATGTAGATGGTGAGGCTAATGTTGTTATATCAGGAGTTTCAGCTACTTCAGCAGTTGGATCAGTAACTGTTCATCATAACGCTAGGTTTAATATTGATGGTGTAAGTAGTACAGGTAGCGTAGGATCTGTAACTTTTAATGCCAAAGCAAATATAGTCTTAATTGGTGTTGAGGCGGTTGGTTCTGTAGGTAGTGTATTGGTTTGGTCGCTAATAGATGATACACAAACGAAAAATTATGCTAATATAAATACTGACCAAAGTTCATCCTTTGCTGAAATAAATGAAACACAAACTCCAAATTGGGAAGAGGTAGCATAGAATATGGCAACTTATGTAAATGATTTAAGGTTAAAAGAGATTTCTACAGGTGATGAGTCAGGAACCTGGGGAACATCTACTAATACAAATTTAGAGCTTATAGCAGAGGCTTTTAGTTATGGTACAGAAGCCATTACAACTAATGCTGATACACACACAACAACTATAGCAGACGGAGCAACAGATCCAGGCAGATCAATGTATCTTA